CCAAGCTTCTGCAACCGCCTAATTGATCATTTCAAATAATACTAATTAATTAATATATATATATCGATGAATATATATTAATTTGTATCTATTATCCAAATAGTGTCATGCGCCCGATGGTATAGTCGGTTTCTTTCATTAATTTCACTTTTTTTTCCATTATTTTATTCATTTCTTTGGTTTTATCATTTTTTATATGTAATTTAAAAAATCTGATCCATAATTCTTGACATTGATTTGAAAAAATAATATTAAATGGGTTATTCATGCATTTTGATAATACACGTAAAAAACCATTTATATTGATTAAACATATGGATTTTAAAACGTAATAACAAAATACATTGGTATTTTCGCGATAATTTGACGCGTTTCCTTTTATAAGCATATCATAATTTATATTAAAATTATTCATTATTTTATTTGCCTGTAGAGCAGAATATTGCTGTTCATATGAAAGTAATGTTTCTACATAAGAAAAAAACAACGATGGTTTATTTACTTTTTCTGTTAAATGGAATGATTTGTACGCACATGTCCATAATGTTGCCCATGTTTCACAATATGTTTCATAAATTTCATAATCAGATTGTACCTGAAAAGTGTCTTTTATAGACATACGCAAATGTTGAAAATTATCGTTATGAAAATCGAAATTGAATGTATGAAAACTTTCGTGCAATAAAACTTTTTTCCATTCTTCATATCGGTAAATAATTATTTTATTTCGTTTGCTACATCCGTATGTATATGCTGAATTCACATGTTTTGGTTCGATTAACGTGTTTTTCTCTTTAGGTAAATATTTTTTAAATGGCGTAAAAAAAAGATGAACATCTAAATACATGCTACAATTAGCTGGTGCATAATTAGAAATCATCGAAAACCACGATTTGATATAATTAAGGTCGTCGTTGTCGAATCTATGTTTGTATTGATAAACATGAATGTTAAAAACTCTATTTTTAATTGAAAAATGATAGCAATTATATTCAGTTTTTGAATTTAATAAATACTCTTCGATTACTTTGGGAAAAAAACGACTTATTTCTATGATGTTAAATAACTGATTTTTTGTTAATCTCATGTTTTTGCGAGAATCGTGATCATGATTTAGATGCCTGCAAGATACATGTGATATTTTTAATAAATTATACATATTGTTGATTATTTTGTAATTATATTTTTCCAAATGAAAATCGTGTAATAATTCGGTTTCAATATGTTTATTATGAATGGTTGATATTATCAAATCCATTCGTTATTATAATAAAAAAAGATAAAAATTTTTTTATTATAGTGGTTCTATTTTTCTACCTTTTCTACATAATCAAACATATCGTAATACCTAAATTTGGACTTGGTGGTTAAACTTTTGACATCATTTACATTTGTGTTTTTCACAATTGTCATTTTCCCGTTAAGTGATGCATATTTGTTTTGTGTTTTTAAACACGAATAACCTTTTGTCATAATTATAAAAATATTTTCGCATAATTCATCGCATAATGGTTTATTATTCTCTTCAAGTATAGATGCATCGAAATACGTTTGAAGTTTCCAACATAAATCAAACAGACGAACATTTGTTATTTTACCTTTAATGCATAAATTTACAATAAATGTCGTAAAAGCCCTACGTGTACAATTAATTATATTTTGATTGCAAAATGCATCGTAATCATCGTTATCACTAAAAGATGTAATATTATCATACATTTCAAGGTATTTATTAAATGTTTCTTCAAAAAGGGTCTCGAATAGAGGAAAACGTTCCGTTAAATCAGAATAAAGGTTTGCATATAATTCTGAATAAAAAGCGTTATTACTTGCTGTTTCTAATACGAAGTTTGTAACTTTAATAAGCTCTTCTTTAGTTGCTTCGTTGTCCAATAAAAGTTGAATATTTTCTGATATAATATCTCTAACATTATCATAGTTAGTAGTAGACAACTTATTTAATTGAGCACGAATGTGGCTAATAGTTTTGTCCACACCTTCTGCATTGTTAATTATGGAGCTAACATAAGGTGCATTTGAAATGTGTTTCTTTTTATTAGTTTTTGATTTGGGAAAAATTGGTGTTTTTATATAACTAGGTGCTCCTACTTGGTCTGAAATACTAGCGATAATATCAATTGTTTCTTGTGACAAAGTTAGATCGAAGCCATTTGTGCGAATGGCATTAATATCTGTTTCGCTATATATCGTGGTCATTGTATATTATTATTATGAATACTAATTTTATTTTTATATCAATTTTCATTATATTTTTTTTCTAAATTATACAATTTGAGTTAAATATAAGAACATTCTTTCTCTTCATAAAAGTAATGGAACTGCCAACTAGTTCACAAAAAAAAAAGTGGAACAAAGAAAACATATCAGAGAATTTTAACATGCCAATTTCCTTTTGTAAAGAGAAGAGTGAGTTGGATTCGCATATAAAAACAGATTTAGAATTAAATTGTGGTAATAACGATCTCTATAATAAAATTTTTGTCCCCAAGACAATAGCAGGAAGAGAAATAGTCAAATGTTGGGACAAGTATTATTCAAAAGACAAAAAATTTTTAAAAGACACCCAGAAACTTTTAGATAGAATAGATTACGAAACTGACGATTCTTGCGATAAAATGATAGAATTTTATCAAGAGATGCAACAAGATGCAAATTTTTTAGATAAATATAATTATATTGATTGGAATTATTTAGATTTTTTAAATAGTTCCTCCTACTTTTTATGCTTTTTATCAGTTTACAATATATTTAGTCCTATTATTGCATTGTGTTTGCCTATTATTTTGATGATAGTACCATTTATTATTTTAAAAATTCAAGGCATACCTGTAACTTGGGCTGTTTATGTAAACACATTAATGTTTTTATTTCGCAACAATGTAATTGGACAATTATTAATGAATTTTAAAAGTGTTAGTTGGGATAAGCGTGTGTATATGATAATATCTTGTGGTATGTATTTTATGCAAATATACAATAATATTTTATCATGCTTTCGATTCAATACGAATATGAAAAAAATACATGATATTTTCCAGCATTTGAAAAAATATAACAAATATACTATAATTGAAATAGAGAAACTAGAGAAAATATGTAAATCGCTAGATAGTTATAAAGAATTCACTCAATTAATGTCATCAAAAAAGGAACATTTGATACAATTAACCAACGATATTGAACATATTGAACAATACAAATGGAATACAAAAGAAGCAATGAATTTAGGAACAATAATGAAACAATTCTATAAATTATACAAGAATGAAGAGGTACAACAAACATTAAATTTTACATTCGGTCTTCATGGTTATTTAGAAAATATGCAACAAATGAATAAATTAATCCAATCAAAGGAAATGCATTTTTGCAAATATAACAATAAAGGTAAAACAACTTTTACAAAAGCATCATATCCTTTAGTTAGTAAAAAATCAAGTATAACAAATGATTACAATTTAAATAAAAATATAATTATTACCGGTCCTAATGCTTCTGGTAAAACAACATTATTAAAGACAACGATGATTAATATCATTTTATCGCAACAATTTGGATGCGGATATTATAAAAAAGCATCGATTGACCCGTATGATAAAATTCATTGTTATTTGAACATACCCGATACTTCAGGACGTGATAGTTTATTCCAAGCAGAAGCTAGACGATGTATGAATATTTTAGAATATATTGAGCGTAATAAAAATAAACGTCATTTCTGCGCATTTGATGAATTATATTCAGGTACGAACCCTTATGAAGCTGTTGCAACTGGTGTCTCGTATATAGAACATTTAACCAATTTGAGCAATGTTGATTTAATATTGACCACGCATTTTATAGATTTATGTAATCATTTGAGTAAAAATAAAAAAATAGAAAATAAAAAAATGAATATTAACATTTTAGGAAATCGTGAATTCGAATATTTATATAAATTAGGTGATGGGATTTCAGAAATAAAAGGAGGTGTGAAAGTATTAAAAGATTTGAAATATCCAGTATCTATTATTATGCGAAGCGAAAATATATTGGATATTTGTTAAATTACGTTTATTTAAACAACATAATTTATCATGAACTACTAAATGGATATATTTGCTATAGCAGGAGTTGGAACAAACTTCATGTTTTCTTTAGGAATAATTTTTGTTATAATATTTGTAGTATTTTATATACGCCAGCGCTTATCAAATTTTGATCATAAATTAAATTCAATGTTTCAATTAATCAATGCAATGGCAGAGGAAGTAGATGGTTTAAAAAAATCAAATTTAGCTTTATCTAGAGGAAGTAATACAAACAAATGTATACCGGATCCATCCGGGGCGTGTTTGATGGACCCAATGAATATGACCCAATTAATGAATCCAATGAATAGTCAATTATTATCCGTATCCGACGATGATGAAAGTGATAGTGACGATGAAAGTGATAGTGATGATGAAAGTGATGATGAAAACGGACCATCGGATAGAACAATCGAAATAATAGGAAATCATTTAGACGAAGAGGCCCCATTAGTTTTTGACGAAATTACAAAAACAAGTATTAAAATCCAACTCGATGATGATGAAAACGATATGGAGGAAACACCAAAACCAGACGATAGTGAAGTAGGAGAGGTCGATGAAATTGGTGAAGTAAAGGTAATCGAAAAAATGCACACACTTGATTTTAAAAAATTGTCTGTTAAAGAATTAAGACAATATATAGAAGCAAATAAATTAACCGACCAAGATATCAGTAAATTAAAAAAAACTGAATTATTAGAATTATGTACGTAAATCTTTTTCTTGATGGTATATATATGAGTTGGAAAAATAGTTTCAGTGGTAGTAACAACATACATTTAGATCATCCTCCTTTAATGAACGACGGGCGTAATTTTTTAACAATACATCCAGATAATCAATTAAACCAAGAGATTTTAGTGGAAAATAAAATTATGTCAAATAATGATTATCGCACATATTTAACAAATAATTCTGAAAAAATTATTACAAATAATCAACTAGAATCATGTAGTATGAGTAAATGCTTTAGAGATTTCAAAAAACCTGAACATAATGGTCAAAATCAACCTTATTTCTTTGCATCTGCTTTTGATAATACTACACCATATGGATATGTTGCTAGTGATATGAAAAGTATATATTTATCACGAGAGCAATTACAATCTCGTAAGGTAGCACCTACGCTAAAAATTGATAATTAAATTATATAAACATACAAGTGTAATTTATATAATTAGATGCCGAAGTTTGCACTATATAACAATAAAATAACATACCCGTCTGATTTATACAAGCAAAATATAAATGTAGAATCTAGTTTCACATGTTATAATTGCGACGAAAGTTTACTATTAAGACAATCAAGGGGAAAAACCGAAAACTATGTAGAGCATTTCTATCATCCAAATCCTTGTCGTAATGGTACACATATTGAATGTGAGAATATCCATATTGATAAAATTCGTAAAATGGGAGATTGGCATTCCATGTTTTCAAATAGCTTATTAAAAGAAGCATGTGAAATTTTTCGTTCTAGTAAAAAATCGAAACATTTCGTAGATGGTTATGATGAAAAAAATGACCTTGGAATCGAATTTCAAAATTCTCCCATCCAACCAGAAGATGTTGCGAATCGTGAAAAAACTACACCTATTGATTGGATTTTTAACGTAGAGAAACAATACAAAAAATATGTCAATGTTGGAAAATATATTGCAATCGAAATTCCTTTTAAATGTTGGCAAGAATCAGTAAAAGAATGTAACAATAATGTATTCTTATACACGGGGAATAAAGAGTGGTGTTGGTTAACAGACAGAAATTCATACTTTTTAGAAATGGAAGGAGTTAGAAAACATGTATGGATTATTTTTAAAGATGACATAGTTGGTTACCAAGATGTTTTTGAAAATACATGTTTGGAAAGTATTTTATCTGAAAACGGAAAAACTAAATTGGAAGAATTATTTAATCAACAAGAAAACATGGAAAAAATAGAAATCGCTTATGCGCGTTGTCGCGAATCGATGTATTTACTTGATAATTTACATCGTCACCATATTCAAGTATACAAATTTCCAAAAAATAGTATAACTGCAATTAAATCGGTAGCAGGAAGTGGTAAAACAACAACTCTTCTTGAATTAGCAAAAATACATAAAAAAAAACGAATTCTTTACTTGGCATTCAATAAAAATTTGATTACAGAAATTCAAGACAAACTAAAAACACAAAAAATAACCAATATGTATCCAAGAACATTTGATTCATTAATGCGGAGTATATACATAGAGCAAAAAGGAAATCCGCAACAAATAGATGATTTGCGACCAAATACACTTCATTTGAAAATAAATTGGTTTCAGGGGAAAAATTGGCGTATTAAAAAACAATGTATTGACTATCTAACTAAATTTTGCAGACAAGTTGAATTTACCGATATTGAAGAATACTGCAAAGATCGATTTGGAAAACCAATGCCTTTGTTAAAAATGGTGTGGGAAAAAGTTGTGAATTCATATATCGTGACATTTGATACAATTCGTAAATTAGTTCATAATCATCATTGGGCGCGTGAATATATTCGTAGAAATTATGATATGATATTTATTGATGAAGCTCAGGATTTTGATGATTTAATGCTAGATGTATTGTTAAAAGATACTGATGTTCCTAAATTATTCGTTGGGGATGCAATGCAGGCAATTTACCAGTGGCGAGGTTCGATCAATGCATTTGATAAATTACCAGAACATTCGTTATTTATGGAATTTTATTCAACATTTCGAGTAGGTAATCCGGCATGTGATAGAATACGCAGTATGTTTGACAAATGCTGGATGATTTCTAAAAGTGACACCCCAACGTATTTTGATAAACATTTTGATAAAAGTGAACCATATGTTTATTTATTTCGGTCGTGGAGATTTTTACTGCTTGAAGCCCAAGAAGAACAAAATATTTATATATATGGTTATAATGAAAAGGAGCGAATGATTATTTCTCTTCATGAACGATTAATGAAATATTCTTTGTCTGACGAAGAAAAGCAAGATATGGAAGATGATTTACCAAACTTCTTGTTGTCTTATACTGCTCACCAACTAAGAGAATTATTACAAAAAGTAAAATCAAATATAGTACCAAAAGAAAAAGCAAAATGCATCATGTATACAATCCATAGTTTTAAGGGCTGTGAACATAATAACGTAAAATTGTGCGAGGATATTAAAGAAGAAGAAGCAAATCTTTTATATGTTGCACTAACGCGTGGAAAGAAAAAAATTAGTTATTTCCACGACTAATTTATTATCATTTATTATTTCTATTAAATCGCTTGCGATAATTATCATTATATAATGGTAACATGCTAGCTCTTTTTAGTTGTATTTCGTGAAGCATTTTATCTTCTACTTCCTTTTTGTCTTCTTTGTATTTGTTTCGATTGTAAAGTAACATAATCCATCCTAAACACATACTATTGAACAATTTTATTTTTTATCCAAATAAAATCATCCATTTTTTATTCAATTTTAGTTAATAAATGAAATCATATGTTTCACAATTTTTTCACCACCAATGCGCGAAGGTTGTAATTTATCGGCAAAATCTTCTTTTTTGTAAAGTAATTCATCTAATTTCATAACCTTGTAATTATTGTTTTGAGCATAGGATAAAATTTTTTTGTTCCATAATTGAATACATGTTTCATATATAGTTTTTTTTTTACTATATGGAATGTAAATATTACACAATACAACATTGCATTTAAAATCGTAGTTTTTTAAAACGTTTCGATAATCACCAAATATATCATCAATAAATTTTATTATTTGTTTTTTTTCTTCGTTTTTGTTTGCATTTTCCTTTTCTTTATACGTTAAAATTTCCTTACCACCAATCGAAATAAATAATGTTTGATCAATGTTATCGATTGCTTTTAACGATAGTTGCAATTGATTATTAATATTTCCTATTGTAGCGCCATCCATTGCATATACCTTTGCATTTAAATATTCATGTTCGTTTAATAAATAAGGAATACTTGCATTGGTACTTACATAAGAACGATTATCAAATACACTATTGCCCAATACAACAATATTACGTTTAGTTACCATAGATTCAATATTTTTTGTAAATGGCGATCTAGATAAACGTATTAACGTGGTAATAAAGAAAATAGCCAAATATATTTGAATAAAAAAACGGATTGTTGCTCTTTTCATATATATTATTAACAATTAATTTTATCATTTTGTAAACAATTATTTCGAGTACTATTACAATTACCAACAAGTGTTAATACATTTTTTTGATATCTTCTAAAATAGCATTATTTCAAAAAAACATATAATACAAATTTAACAAACCTTTTTATTTTTACTCATCCTTTTCATGATTTGTTGATGGCGGAATAGTATCACTTATTTTATTTTTTACTGGACTAGGCACGTGGGTCAAAATACTAGTTGTAAGTGTTGTTCCAATTAAAATCCACATATTAGTGATAACATCTGAACCTTTCGTAGCAATCCACAATATTCCTCTACAATAAGGAGTTCCTGTAATAAATGGTGAAATAAAGAAACCACTAAAGGAAAGATGCGTACAATGATAAGCATAAACATTTGCTGCTACAAAATGCCCGATGATCCATAGCATATAAATAGCAGTAGGATACTTTAGCCAAGACATATTATTTAGCAAAGTTGTGCAACAATATTGATAACGATTCATAAACTCTTCAAAGTTCATCATTTTTTTTCTATGAATGAATAATAATAATCCATTTTTTTTCAATTTTTATATAATAATAATGTATAATGGACACTCTTAGAAGCTTAAACCCTTTTGGAAGTAAAGAAGAAGAACAATATGCACCCGCCGATGGTCAACAAATGGCAGGTCGTCGTAGAAGACGCGCTAGACGTTCTTCGAAAAAATCTAAACGTGTTGCAAAAAAATCTAGAAAATCTAAACGCGGAGCAAAAAAATCTAGAAAAACTAGAAGAACCCGTAGACGTTAAAATTTCATTTTAAAATATTTTTATTTAATCTTAAAATGAAAACCTTTATTTACACCATTAAAAATGCAGTTCTTACGACATTAAAAATAATCAAAAAGTGTAAAATCAATAGTAGAGTTTCACCTACGATGGTCTAACTTTTTTCCGAGATTGAATACGATACTTATGAAGTATTATTGAATAATAGTTAAAACAATAACCTCACAATCTCCAAAAAATTGATTCTATAACTACACATTTACTTGTATCATACTAAAACTAAAATGTCAAATAAAGGAACCCACTTTATGAAGTTACTCGAATGGATTCCGATTGATAAATTGGATTGGCATTGGTTAGTATCTTCCAATCCAAATGCGATTCATCTTCTAGAAAAAAATTGGGATAAAGTTGATTGGGGGGGGGTGTCACTAAATCCAACAGCGATTCATTTATTGGAACAAAACTTGGATAAAGTTCATTGGCATTGGGTGTCTTACAATCCAAATGCGATTCAACTATTGGAAAAACACTTGGATAAAGTGAATTGGAAAATGCTATCTAGCAATCCACACGCGATTCATCTCTTGGAAAAAAACTTGGATAAAGTTGATTGGAGGTGGTTGTCTAAAAATTCAAATGCTATTCCTATCCTTGAAAAAAACTTGGATAAAGTTGATTGGGGGTGGTTGTCTGCCAATCCAAATGCTATTCATATCCTGGAAAACAACTTGGATAAAGTTGGTTGGATGTTCTTGTCTTCCAATCCAAATGCTATTCATCTTCTGGAAAAAAACTTGGATAAAGTTCATTGGGGGTGGTTGTCTCAAAATCCAAATGCTAATCCTATCCTGGAAAACAACTTGGATAAAGTTCATTGGGATATGTTATGTGAAAATCCAAATGCGATTCATCTCCTGGAAAACAACTTGGATGAAATTAATTGGTGGAATTTGTCTAAAAATTCAAATGCTATTCCTATCCTTGAAAAAAACTTGGATAAAGTGAATTGGTGGCAGTTGTCCGCCAATCCAAATGCTATTCATATCCTGGAAAACAATTTGGATAAAGTTGCGTGGAGTAATTTGTGTCTAAATCCAAATATATTCACATACGATTATAATGCCATAAAAGATAGAATGTTTAGAAATGGGGGAATTAAGGAAGAATTGACGATAAACCGATTTGCTAAAACAAACCTGCATAAATTCAATAGCTGGGGGTTTGGTCTTGATGATGATGATGACGAGATTGTATACGAAACTTATGAAGAATGGTTGAAAGAATAAACTATATGGTATTCGGCGTTTTAAATCTTCATTGAAACCTTATTTAACTCATTAATAATTGTACGTTGTGTATCACTTTCAAGTGAAAATTTAAAATCTCCATCATCATGTATTAAAGCAACGTTTCCATGTCCATGGTGAATTAATCTAAAGCCGTTCAAACCTTTTTTGCTTATAAGTATGGTATATTTTTCGTCATTTAATGGCAAAATCGAAGTAAAACTTTTCATTCTATCTATATTTATATTCAAATCATATTTTTATACTTTTATTCAATTTTTATTAATGCATATTTTTATTAGTGAAATTTTATTTATAGATGTAAAGTATAACATGATGAGTGGTTTAAAATTAGACGACGGCAAGTATCTTTTGGTTGGTTCCTTCATAGATCGTGATAATCCAACAAACATAGCGGTTGTAACAGATGAAGATAATATTCACAAATTAACACTACAATTTGAATCAGGGAATAATATCGACTTTATTTACGACGAAGATGTAAAGAAATATGGTATGGGATTAACGATTATTGAAAAAAAAACAGATACAACATATATTGTTACTGATTTTATGGGAATCGAAGGGACATTAACTAGAATTGGCGATGAAATAAAAGAAGATACATATAATTTATCTGGTACAAATTATGACGTAGATAAACCAACAAAAGCAAATGTAACAAAAAATAACAATATAAGTCAAATTAACATAATTACAAAGGATGGCAATCAAACAACATTAGATTATGATGCCGACACTGGTAAATATGGTGGAACATTGGAAGCATTTAAACAAAGTGACAATACATATATTATAAAAGGCGGGAATTATAATAATGGTAAATTATCATTATTTGTTTATGGTGAAAAAATAGATCAAGGTAGATATTCATTAAATGGCACAAAATATACGTCCGGGACAACTATTGAAGTCGTTGTAACAGATGATGATTTATTTGTTATTATAAATTCTGCTGGAAATATACTTTTAGATTATGAAGAGAAATATGGACGTTACCAAGACATTTATGCAAAAAAAAACGATAATAATAGCAATTCCTATACTATTACTGACAATTTGGGTAATACTGGAACTTTATTTTTATTGCAATCACGCATTTCTGAAGGGGAATATACAATATCAAATGGACTATATAATAGTAACGAATTAACTAGAGTAACTATTCTTGGCAATTTTGATATTATGATTATCAAAAATAGTGAAAGTCAATCTATATTAAAATACAACCCAATTACTGCAAAATATGGTGATATTTATGCGTATAGTAATGCAGATAATAGTTATACGTTAAAGAAAGATTCAGGCGAAACATCCATTTTAAAATTAGTTAATTTGTTTGAAACACAAAAAGTAAAACGCGGCAATGTATTAGTAGGCAAAGAATTCATTCATTCTACAAAAATAGACGAAAATAATAATTTTATGCTTTATTTCAAAGCAGGTGATGAAAATTCTATACTAGATGTGGGTGGTAATACAGATGGAACAGAAGGTTTTATTGTTGTAATTGTTTATGATTATTATAAAAATCACTGGCGTCAAATAGATCGAACATCAATGCAAAATGGTGTTGATTATCGAGGTAAATATATTGAAATAAAATATAATAATATTAGTGAAGCAAGTGAATGGGATGGTAGTAGTGCGTTGAAATTTGAAGTATTATATATTAACTCTATTCCAGATAATTATGTAGATGCAATCTACTATATTAATAATGAATTTACACGATTTACCGATATTGGTGCAACCGATGAAAATAATAGTTCTACGAATATTAGTGATGTTAGTATTAGTTGTACAGATATGAACAAATTAATTAATATGGTTCAAAATACACAAGGTTACGTAAATGAAATAAGAACAATAAATAATATTCAAAACCCATACGACCCAAGAAAGTTACGTTTTAGTAACTATGTCGAATCAGGATATGACGCTGCAAACGAAGCATACGATGAAATCAAAAAATACAAATGCGAAACAAAAATAGCACCAGTTTTTCAGCGAAAAATAAAACAAAAGATATCAATGAAGTTTGCTAATCTCAAGTAATTTATTCAATACATGAAAAATACATAAAGATATAATGATTGTTATCATAATGACTACAACATATACGATCGAACCTGAAAATAAAAATTGCATATACGAAGAGGAACATTATTGCAAACAAATATCTACTGGCAAATGCGCGACAATATTATATACTAAAAATTGGCGTTGGGGGTCATTTGAAATTACCTTAACAGATGAAGAAAAGGAAGAGGTTGAGAAAAGTGATGATATTTTATTGAATTCTTATGGTGCTTCATGTATAGAAATGACTGATGGATGGTTTTATTCTGCTGAATTAAAAAACGAAAAGAATTTCAATGAAGAAGAAAAATCGGAAATATTACTATCGATATGTACTGACGAAGAAGAAGATGTATGTTACAATAATTGCGATGTGGATGTTATGGAAGAAAATGGATGGTATCTAGATGATACTGAATATAGTATTGTATCCGGATGTCTTTTAGAATAATTGCATAAATATTATTAATTAATTTATATATTATTAATTAATAAGCACAGCATAAAAAAATATTTTTTTATATATTTTACTAAAATAATCAATTCAAAATCTAAATGTAAAGCATGTGGAGTGAGGGATTCATCTTTTTATCAAGCTTAATCAGCTTATCAACAATATCTTTGGTAACCTTGAAAGGAAATTCTACTTTCAATGACATTTCTGTTTCGAACAGATTTGTCTCGGGTTTCATCAAGCGATACAAATTTAGCTTGGTGTAAATAATCTCCATACAACGCTTCAAATTCCTCATGCCATCCTCCTTATTGGTGTAGTTTTCGATAATATGCTCAATGACATCATCCTCGAAAATAATCTCTTCGTCGGTAAACTTCACTTCGTCGCGAATCTTGGGAAGCAAATGCTTATTGCAAATAATCTTCTTTTCTTTCGTTTCGTACCCCTTGGTCTGAATACGATACATTCTATCGCGAAGAATTGGGTTGACTTTGGATTCGTCATTGTAACTGAAGATAAACATGCACTTGCTCAAATCAAAATTAATCTCCGAAAAGTACTTATCGTGATATTCGCTGTTTTGACTTGTATCTGTGAGATGAGTCAAAATACCGATGATTTCTTCACCTTTAGGTGTATCACTTACTTTATCTAATTCGTCAAAATAAATGACTGGGTTCATGCATTTGCACTTCATCAAAATATCGACAATTTGTCCCCAAGTACTACCTTCATAAGTATAACTATGACCTTCCAAGAAACTACTATCCGTAGCACCACCAAGTGCGATGAAGGCAAATTCGCGACCTAGAATTTTGCTAATACCTTCCTTCACTAGAGTTGTCTTGCCCGTACCCATTGGACCTTTAATTGCAATAGCACTTCCAATGGCTTTAGGATTGGTAATAAGTTGTCCTACCATCTGCATAATCTGCATTTTGGCGTCGTTGAGCCCATATACAGCTTCATCAAGGATATTCTTGGCATTTTCCATGAAGTTATGACAAGCTTCAATACCATCATTGCGTGAAACAGGAAGGGATTGATGAACACCAAACGGAATCTTCATAAAAGTATCAATCCAATTCTTCACTTTATAAAATTCACCTCCACCTGGTTCCATATATCGAAGCATATTAATCTTCTTCATAGCACATGCTTTAAAGTGAACCGGCATTTCGGATTCAAGAAGAGTGATACGATATGGCTTATCAATGGAAATAATTTTATTAATTTCTTCCACTTCCGTTAGAATTTTGGTTTGCTCTTGAATGGGCATACCTTTGAAATAGACAAAATCGTTCATATTTTTTTTATTCGAAACAAGTTCGCGGAATCTTGTACTATTTTTTGTTTTGACTTTATTGTCCTTCTTATCTTGTTCCTTTTTGTAAAGCTTTAGTTTTTTTTCTGAAATAGTAATTGCCTCACGAATGACCATGGAATCTACATTATTCTTTTGGATTTCATGAAGCTCCGCAAGTAGCTTTTCCTCCTTTTCGAAATCGATCATAATTGCCTTTTTGTTACTTACCTTCTCCTCATCATCTTCCTCATCCTCATCCTCATCCTCATCCTCATCCTCATCTTCGTCCTCATCCTCATCCTCATCATAATCATCCTCATCCTCATCATAATCCTCATCTTCTTCAGAATCATAATCCTCCTCCTCATCTTCGTCGTATTTACTATGACGACGAAGAGTTTTGGGATCAATCGAAAGAACAATATTCACTGCTTGATTATTTTCCTCCTCCTCCTCCTCCTCATCTTCATCACTTTCCGATTCGACAATTTTTTTCTTATTTTTTTTAGTTGGTTTTTTGCCTTTAGGACTCTTCGCATCCTTGGCACGTTGAAGTTCTTTAACTGCATGTTTAGAAGGAAACATCTTATGAAGAAACTTCTTCCATTGAACAGGATCCATGATGTCTTCGTCGTCACTTTCAGTTTCTTCCAATTCTTCTTCGCTAGAAGAATCAGATTCAACAACTCGCTTGGACTTTGACCTCCCCTCTTCACGAGAAGAGTTTTTCTTGCTGCTTTTGTTATCGTTAGTTTTCACCATTTTGACTTATTTAATAAATCCACATTTGCTCTTTAAATATATTTCAATTTTTATATAAATTCATTTTATTCAAAAAAACGCAATAAAATAATTTTTAATAAAATATAGTTATTATAATATGGATAACAATACAAAATTAAAAATAATAATGAATTCTCTAAAAAGATTAAAAAAGGAAAATATTTATTATAATAAAGAGTTAATTGCAAATGAAAATAAATTAAACAATATGAAAAAAGAAGACGGAGATGAATATGATATAAAAAAACAGCAGGAAATAACAGACGAAACGAAACTGATGATACCAAACGCAAGGAAACGATTAGAAGACAAAGTAAACGATTTTGAAAATTTTATACAAGATGCACAATTTGATTTAAATTTAGATGAAGAAACAATGAAAGAAATAAATGACGTTTCGGAAATTTTAAAAAACGATTCTTAAATTCAATAAATGTTTATTTTTTCATATTAAAAACTAAAATTGAATTAAACAATCTAAATATTATATGTAGTATATAAGGAAGATGCCAAAAAATAACAATCTTCGCGAAAACAAACAATCGGCTAAAATCGTTGGCATTCAGTTTAGTATTCTTTCACCCGAAGAAATACGACGCGCCTCGGTTGCCGAAATTACTTCGCGTGATACATATGATAATAATAAACCAAAAATTGGGGGACTTTTTGATCCTCGTATGGGTGTACTTGAACCAGGACTTATTTGCCCAACAGATGGTCTCGATTACACGCAAACACCTGGTTATTTCGGTCACATTGAACTCGCAAAACCAGTATTTTACATTCAATACCTAAATACTTTAATGAAAATTCTAAGATCAGTATGTTTTAAATGTAGCAAGCTACTAGTAGACAAGGAAAAATATAAACAAGCATTGAAATTGGAATATGAAGAACGCTGGAATTACGTTTATGCTATTGCAAACAAAGCAAAGCGTTGTTGTGGTTGTGAAAGTGAGCCAGGATGTGGCTATAAACAACCTATTAAGTTTAAAAAAGAAGGTCTTGCAAATATATTTGCTGAATGGGAAACAAATGATAATATGTCACAAGAAGAATTGGAGAATGCTGTTATGCGCGTTACGCCCGAAATAGCCGTTAAAATTCTTCGCCGTATTAGCGATGAAGATGTTACATTCATGGGGTTTAATCCTCTTTGGTCGCGACCCGAATGGATGGTATGTCAAGTATTAGCTGTCCCTCCTCCTGCTGTACGACCTTCGGTCAAACATGATGCTCAACAACGTAGCGAAGATGACATCACCCATACTATCGTAAATATTATCAAAACAAACAAAATTCTCATAGAAAAAATGAAACAAAATCCTCCTGCACCTGAAAATGTAATTGATGATTGGGCAACAATGCTTCAATATTATATTGCCACACAGGTAGATAATAAAATTCCTGGTGTAGCTGCTGTTGCTCAACGTTCTGGGCGTCCCTTGAAATCTATTAAGGAACGTTTGAATGGTAAAACTGGACGAGTAAGAGGTAACTTAATGGGAAAGCGCGTTGATTATAGTGCGCGTTCCGTTATTACGGCAGACCCCAACATTTCTATTCGCGAACTTGGAGTTCCGTTGAAAATTGCCAAAAATATTACAAAGCCAGTAGTAGTAAACGACAGAAATAAATCATTTTTGCTAAAACTTATTCATAACGGAGTTGATAATTGGCCTGGTGCGAAAATTCTCGAAAAGAAAAACGGCGATAACATTTCCCTTCGTTATGCAGACGTCAATAATATTAATATTGAAAATGGCGATATTGTACATCGACATATGATGAATGGTGACAATATTCTTTTTAATCGCCAACCAACTTTGCATAGAATGAGTATGATGAGTCATCACGTAAAAGTAATGGCGCGTGGAGATACATTTCGCATGAATGTAGCAGATACTAAACCATACAATGCTGATTTTGATGGCGATGAAATGAATCTTCACATGCCTCAAGACATGGAATCCGAATCAGAATTGATCAATATGGCAGCAGTACATCATCAATTGGTAAGTCCAGCAAATAATGCAACAATTGTTGGTATTTTCCAGGATTCATTGCTCGGTTCATTTCGCATTACACGCGAAAATGTAAGTTTCACACCCCGTGAAGCAATGAATTTGCTTATGAATTGCGATAATGTAAACACTGAACTTTTGGAAGGAAAAGATAAAATTAAATATAATGAAGTATTGACCCAAATTATGCCACCTCTCACACTTCATCATAAGAATAAGCTTTTCAAAGAAGGTGAAGATTATGAAACTTCAAATAATGTACTTGATATTCGCAATGGAATATATAATAAAGGAAAGTTGGAAAAAGGCATGCTCGGTTCAGGAACCAAAGGTATTCTTCACCGCGTTACCAACGATTTCGGTAATGTTCGAGCGGCGAAATTCGTCGACGATCTTCAAAACATTGTAACAGATTATATGAACACGAGTGGTTTTAGTGTTGGTATTAGCGATTTGATTTCGAACCAAGAAACAAATCAAAACATTGTTGATATTATTAGTAATAAAAAGAGCGAGGTAAAAGATTTGTTGGATACGATTCATTTGGGTGTGTTTGAAAACAATACAGGCAAAACAAACATCGAAGAATTTGAGATGCAAGTAAATGCGATTTTAAGTGGTGCTACAGCAGAGGCCGGTAAAATCGGACTGAAAAATTTGGATGAAAATAATCGTTTTGTTCAAATGGTCAATGCTGGTTCGAAAGGTAGCGACTTGAATATTTCACAAATGATTAGTTGTTTGGGTCAGCAAAACGTAAATGGAAAGCGTATTCCATATGGTTTTGAAAATCGTACATTGCCTCACTTTTCAAAATATGATGACTCCATGGCTGCGCGTGGTTTTGTAGAAAGTTCATATATTTCAGGCCTTCGTCCGGAGGAATTATTCTTCCATGCCATGGGTGGGCGCGTTGGTTTGATTGATACAGCTGTTAAAACATCTCAAACAGGTTACATTCAACGTCGTCTTATCAAAGGAATGGAAGATTTGAAAGTGGAATATGATATGACTGTTCGCAATAACAAAAACAAAATTGTGCAATTTTCATATGGCGACGATGGCATGGATACAGTTCGCGTGGAAGGACAACACCTCCCATTAACAACAATGTCTATGGAAGATGTATATCATCATTTCCACATTTACGATGAAAGTGATAGCAAAACGTTTTCCAAACCATTCACACCAAAAGTAAATGCGCGCATGAAAAAGCAAAAAACAGATGTAGTTAAAATTTGTGAACAACGTGTAAATCGTTTTATTGAGCTTCAAGATAAAATTGTGAAAAATGTATACAAAAACACCAGTGATAGTCGAGTGTATCATTCAGTGGCTTTTCAACACATTATTCAAAATATTCAACACCAGTGCAATTTGAGTGGCAATTCATTGGTTGATATTACTCCATTGGAGTGTTTTCAAAAATTGGAAAGAACTATGGAGATCTTGAAAAATATTCATTATTGTCCACCCAACCAGTTGTTTGAAGCATTGTTTTACTATTACTTGTCGCCCAAGAATTTGTTGATGGTGAAACGTTTTAATGTAAGTGCACTTCAACTTCTTTTGGATACAATTGTTATGACATACAAGCGCGCTATTGTTGCGCCTGGTGAAATGGTTGGTATGATTGCAGCCCAATCTATTGGTGAACCTACAACACAGATGACATTGAACACATTTCATTTTGCAGGTGTAGCTTCTAAGTCGAACGTAACTCGTGGTGTGCCTCGTATTGAAGAAATTCTTAGTTTGTCTGAAAATCCTAAAAACCCCGCATTGACTTTTTCGTTAAAAAAAGAAGATGAACAAGATAGAAGTAAGGCACATTCCATTATGTATAATATCGAACACACCAAATTAGAAGACATTGTATCAAGCATTCAAATTTGTTTTGACCCAAATGATAGCACTACATTAATAAGTGAAGATGATACACTTATGACACAATTTATGTATTACGAAAACATGATTGATGAATGTGCTGGAACTACCAAAGTTGACGAGGCAAATGATAAATCCAAATGGGTTATTCGCATCCATATGAATAAAGAAGAAATGCTTGAAAAAAATATTACGATGGATGATGTGCATTATGCGATTACAAGTGTACATAAAGACGATGTAAAGTGTGTATTCAATGATTACAATGATGAAAATCTTGTATTCCGCATTCGCATGAAAAAACCTAAGAAAAAGAATGATAATTCATTAGACCAATCCGACGAAATTTATGTATTGAAGAATTTCCAAGATAACCTTTTGAACAATATTGTATTGCGCGGTGTTAAGAATATCAAAAAAGTATTATTGCGTAAAGTACAAGAAGTAAAGAAAAACGAAGGAAGTTATGAAAACATAGAAAAATGGGTTTTGGACACAATTGGAACAAACTTGTTAGACGCACTTATGCTTGATTATATTGATCCTACACGTACAACAAGCAATAATATTATTGAAACATACAACGTACTCGGTATTGAAGCAGCGCGACAAACTATTTACGATGAATTGGCTGAAGTTATTGAATTCGATGGTACATATATCAATGCACATCATTTGAATATATTGTGTGACCGAATGAGTTACAATACTAAAATGACATCCATTTTCAGACATGGTATTAACAATGATAATATTGGTCCTATTGCAAAAGCATCTTTTGAAGAAACGCCCGAAATGTTTTTGAAAGCAGCAAGACATGGTGAATTGGATAACATGCGTGGTGTTTCATCGAATGTTATGTGTGGTCAAGAAGGTAACTTTGGTACAAGTGCTTTCCAAGTTGTTTTGGACATTGAAAAATTACAACAGCTTGAACCAGTACAATATGAGAAATTTGATAATTTGGTAGATAATATGCCAGAAATGTCAACCGAAGAACAACAAGAATTTTGTTCAACTGACCAAATCCAAATTTCTAATAATATGAAACATTTGAATAAAACCATTGAAGATGACGATGATGGTTATATGCCCAATTTTTAAAAAACAAACGTAAATAATATCTAGTTAACCCTGTGTATTTTTTATAAAATTACATATGTAAAAATACGTTTAAAGTTAATTTGTTATAAATGAATAACAAATGAACGAGCAATTTACATTTAATTATGGCTTTAAAGAGGAGCCGATACATACCATTAATTTTATAAAAAGTAGGATATGTGAACAAGAAAATATAGTATATTTAGATAAACCAAATATTGAAAATAGTGATATGTTAGATTTGGGTGATGGTCATCGTATAACTACATCATTTAGTCGTCTAAGTATACATAGTTTTTTTTATTCTCCGTTTAATAAAAAATGCACTATTAAAGCATTATTTGATTTACTGAATAATAGTTTTTATAGCGATGAATCAAAAATTCATATTATTCGCATTTACTCTAAAATAAAGAAGGTTTATAACGTTTTTTCAAAAATAGCAAGAAATATAAGATGGAATAAAATGAAAAAATTTGATAATAGTTTTGATTTATGTATGAATGATTTGTGCGATTACAAAAAAACAACATTAATAGAAATAGCCGAAGATAATGCCCGATATATTTTTCGAATTAGCGATATGATCAAAATATTTAATAACGCATTAACAAATAATTATGAAATGTTTGCCGAACCCCAACAAGTAAAAAATCCATATACAAATAAAGAATTATCCACACACAATCTCTACAATATTTATTACACGATTAAATATTCAACTATCGTTATGCCTATTTTATTACATTTATTTTTTTTGTCCAAATTTGATTTGGATGATTTTTTATTAAATAACGAAGAAAAAATTCGCGATATGACAATTATGTCGTATATAAAAAATATTTCTAAAAAAAAAATAAATAAACTAATTTGTGAAATGTTCCTACAATACCCAAGTTGTTTTCGATTAAAAGTGGACGATGAATTTCCAATGGATAAAATAAATGAGATTTTTCTACCTTTTGTAAAATTGTATATTCAGATTAAATATACGTTGAGTAGAGTTAAAAAAACTAGATTGACTTTTATCTTGAAAAATAAATTAATTTTATTTTGCAAACATGCACCATTATTCGGAAGAAAAATAATAAAAATAACAAACAACAAGAAAAATTTTTACTTCAATAGCGATTGCAAAACTTTCGACGAATTAAAAATGAATACTTTCAAACGTATCGAATTAATAAATTTTGCATATGACACAGAAGAAGATAGTGATAGTGAAAGTGAAATTGAAAACGAAAGTGAAATCGAAAGTGAAAGTGAAAGTGAAACTATCAATAACGAAACTATCAATAATGAAAATATCAATAACGAAACTATCAATAACGAAACTATCAATAACGAAACTATCAATAACGAAAATATCAATAACGAAAATATCAATAACGAAACTATCAATAACGAAAATATCAATAATGAAAATATCAATAATGCAAATATCAATAATGAAACTATCAATAACGAAAATAGTATTATGAATATTCCAGTCATTTCTAATATAGAATGGCATATAGCAAGACAATTATTTTACAGCAATAATGTCTCTAATATTAATTACAATTTGTCTACAATGCAATATTATAATGATCCAATATCGTTATACAATAACACCGACAATGATAATAATACTGACAATAACAATGATAATAATACTGACAATGGAAGTGAGAATATGGAAGAAGAATTAAATGACGATGAATATGAGGAGGAAATGCGACGTTTTCCGTATAATTATGATAGTCATTGAATAATTGTAGCGAATCATTTATAATTTATGTATTTACAAATGATTTATTTTAATGTCAACTCTATTATTTTGGGGCGCATTTTTGCATTTTTTTATCCCATTTGGTTCCTTTTGGACACCTTTTTGGTTTTACATGGGGGGGTTCTTCCCCATTACTTTCATTTATTGACTCAAATTGTAATTTATTTGTTCTTATAGACATTTTTTTAAGTGGACTAACGTGTTCAAACTTTTTTATATTGTCAAAATGTTCATTAATGTCGTATAATGCTTTTGAATCAGGTAATACATAATCATATGATTGTTCTTTATGTTCTACATATTTGTATAGTTCGTCGTCGTTATATATGTCTTTATTTCCTATCATATTTTGACTTATTAAAATTTCATTTTTTTTACTTCTATGATTATTCATAAATAAATATTGGTCATCAACCGAAATATAATGTTGAACACGATAATTAGTAACAATTTCACTTATTAATTTAATCATCATATTACTATCATACTTTTTATTTTCATAATTATATAACTTTTCAAATAATTCTTGTAAATGCACAATTTTGTCCTTTTCATCTAATTCATAATCCATTAATATTGACTTATATTCATAACTAATATGCTTGTATTTGTCTTTATGTAAAATGTTACGCAAACCCGTCTTAAATGTTTCATAATGTTTAGATATTGAACCCAAATGCTCCAATTCACTTGGAGTTTCTGTTTTTTCGTTTATTTTATCGACAAGTAATTCATCAATATGCAACATGTTATTTTGATATGGTATGAAATAATTGTTTTCACCATAGGGAAAATCTTTATTAGTAATTTGTTCAGGTATTTTTAACGGAACTAATAAATTTCCAATTGTTTTAATACCAAAAACCAGTTTTTTATCTACGATCTGTTCGATCGGTTCACATGGTATTTTATTACGGGTTACATTATATATGTATTTCAAATTGTTATATGTAGTAGTGAAGTCGTGAAACTCGCATTCTGAAATATAAACGGAAGGTAAATAATTTACTATATTACTTAATTTGCACGGAATATAGCTTTCATATGTTTGATCTTTGTACATATATTTACATACTACGCCAGAAATACGCCCATTATAATATATTACTTGCTTCATTATTTCAAACCCATATTTATTTAATATATTCGCAACATATTCAAGAGTATTTTCCTTATAAATATATTTCATTTCATCAAAAGAACGAACGCCGCAATATTGTTGTCTGTCATTTTGCAAAGCTTCAAATTTAACAAACAACGTATGCAAATTTTTATTGAAAAAATTAAAACTATGTATTATTTCATTTTGTGCTGAATTACTAAATATTGGTTCATAATAATTACCATGCTTCATAAATACAATATTTTTACGTGTTCTTTCGAATATAGATGTTTTGTAAAAATTAGTTGGACAAATAAAATTAAAATTATTGGTAACATCCATATTTTCTGTTTCCAAAATTATAATATTAACCCCTTCTTTGAATAATTCGAGATTTGGTTCACAAATTAAATCATATAAGTAAAAATAATCCAGTGATGAATTTGTTTTTATGAAATGTTTAAAATTATTATATGCATCAAGCATCAAATAAAATAATGTTTTGTTTAATTTATAGATATTTTTATAAGTAATTGTTTTTTTTATAATTTCGGTAATCGTTTGTTGTTTGATTGTTTTTCCGAATATTTGTATTAAATTTCCATTTTGCAAAGATACAAAACGATCCATATTCAAAGCATCTAATAATTTAAGACGAACATGTTTTACATCGTATTGTGGTATATTACCAAGTTTCAAATCATTATCGTTATGTTCTAAATACAAAACTGAACCCAGGGCAGATAAAAATGAATTAATATCTTTTTTAACTCCAAAACGTAACATGCAGAATTTTTCCTCGCATTTCACTCCTTCCGCATCCATCATCGCCTGAATATTTAATGGCAAATATCCCCATTTTTGAGGTTCAAGTGGGAATTTATTATGCTGTTGAATATAATTGTATTTTTGTTTGACATTTTTTTCATCAGTTTTCTCTTTAATTTCTTCACTTTTTGGTTTTTCTTGAGATGTTTTATCATTTGAATTTTCATCACTACCATCGGCAATACATCTTGGATTGATTACATCATTTTGATCTTTTTTAAAGCAACATGGAATGCACGATTTTTTACTTACAGATGGATAAGTATACTCATATTTTCCTTCCTTGTTACTATGATACCTGGAATTATTAAATTCTACAATTTCTGAGTAGCTATTATCTGTTTTTCTGCATTTTTCACTAATTAATTTTCCATTTTCCATTTTAACATCATCGGGGCGCAATGGGATGTTTTTTTCTTCGCACCAATATCTTGGGCAAATATAATAATTCATGTGTTCTGGATCGCTACCATAATGCAATGCTTTTGTAAACGCAGATTTATCTACATTTTTCATTTCATCTTCTGTCAATGAAACTGGTTGTCGTTGTGCAGAAGAAGGACAAAAACGACTATAAACTAATCCTTCCTTTTTATCACTTTTAAATAAATATGGGTCACGTTCCTCCATACGTTTTTGCATTAAATTACGTTCACCGCCTAAAAAACTATCATCGCTATTACCAAATGCGTCATCATCGTCGTCATCATTTCCAAAATCAAAACCTTTTTCACTTGCAAACGAGCTTGTACGTGAACGCGAGTGATTTGATTGTATATCAAATAAATCTTCCACTTCACTTTTATCATCTTCTAATAAAAACCCTTCACCGGTTCCATCGGATTCTTTCTCTTCATCAGCTATTATTTCGATCTCTCTTTTAGGAAGGTGAATATTACCACTTTTAATTTGTTCGATAAGTTTATTTGGACTTTCGGCAATCTTAAGAAGAGAAAACAAATAATATTGCATATATTCTATCATACCGATATGAGTAATATTTTCTACTTTTAATTCATAACCACGTTTTTTTGTATCAACCAATTCAAATGTAGCGATTATTTTTTTGGGGTTTTTTAGTCGAAACATAGGAATAATATAAAATTTAGTATATTGAGATGTTTGTTCAATTATTTGAAAATATGAACTCAATGCATTATCTATTTGTATTAAATTTTTCATAATGCGCGTATCATCACGAATGGTTTCTTTATAAATTAGCTTCATATTATCAATCATCACAAATTGTGAGAAAAATGTATGAAAAATCGGTAATGATACACCACTATGATCAAAATACTTATTAATGTAACCTATGTTATCATTATATGTTTCCTTTAACATATTTTCAAAATCATGGATTTCTATTTTTTTTCCTTTATTGTCAAAACGTTTATCTTCCAATAGGCGTTCGTTATTTAATGATATTTGTACATGTCCTGTTTCATAAATCTCTATAATCATAGGATATTTATGTTTATTTAACTCGTATTCACAATAAATACCAACATAACGTTTTTTAGCACTAGCCATTTCGGTTTGAATTTTTTGCAAGTATACGCGTCGTAATATAGGTTCTTTATATTTATTAGTTGCTATTTTAAACAATTTTTCTTCTTTCATACCAGGGTTATATTTTGTTAAAAACACTTGCTTCTCGTCATTAGTGGGTAATATTTTAAACAATGTTTCAAGTGAAATATACATTTTTTTCTCAGGTACTAAAATTATTTTCATATTTTCTATTTTTGGTTCTTTTGAACCATAAGAAGAATGGAAAAAATAATGCATAATATCTTTAGAATGAAAACTATTTTCCAATTCTGCATTTTCTTCCTTTAATTTTTTCCGAATGCTTGTAAATGTTTCCGAACCAATGTTTTCATCTTTCAACATTGGAAAATATAGTTCCACTATTTTTTTTGTAGTATTCGTAAAAGATGCGTGGAATGGAATGCAAAAAATATTTGTCGACGCTAACAAATATTGAAATAGTGGGAAAATAGGAGTGAATTCACTGATATAATCAAAAACATTTTTTTCATAATTATGTGGATCATGAAAATATTGAAATCGATGTTCTGGTTTAAATTGTATTCCCAAAGGTTGTTTTACACTATTTATATTGTCTAATAATTTCATTTCTTTCAAATCAAAATATTGAAACAACGTTTTTTCGTGTTTGATTAAACTTTCTATAAAACCTTTATCTACATTGCAATTATCCAAAAAATATAACAAACGTTCTTTGGAAACATAACCTTCATAAGTTAAGTATTCAACAATATTATCATAATCAAAATCGACCTTTGTTTCACCATATAAATACAATTCTTGGTAAGAATACATATCATTTATTTTTGCAATTTTATATGCTATTTCTTCCCATGAATTACTATTGTATATGCTTTCATTTATAAATCTTACATTGGAAAAATCGCTTTCCATATAATCATAATCATTTTCACTAAATATAATATCACTAAATTGCTGTTGTCTAGGTTCATGCTTAAAATCATCTTCTATTTTTTTCAATTTACTTAGTTCCATGTTTCCAATGAAAACATAAATGTTATATTTATTTCTGTCTTTATCATAAATAAAAACTTTATATATATTGTCAGTCATATATATCAAGTATATAAATTTATACATTAAAAATCATAATATGGATTATCCTTAATTGTCATACCACAATATTGTTGTGGTTTTTTTTTATAATCTATCGGTTGATAAATGCCCGCTTCTTTTGCATTTTGAAGTAAAAATTTAAAATTTGCCCAAAATTCCGGTTTATGTCCAATCGACTCTGTCATTACATGGGTTAATTCATGAATAGCTACAAATGTTAGTGTATCCAAATCAATTAATTTATTTCCTTCCTTTGTTGTATTTAAACAAAATGCAATTTTTTCACCCTTATTTTCACTATACGCTGTTAAATTGCTTGTCGGTAAAGTTTCTTGTATTGTTTTTGGATTGAAATTTTGTACTAAACGTTTAACATCGGTATTAGTTGGGTGTTTTTCACCAACATATTGTACAATTTGTTTACATCGTTCACAAGCATTTGCTAATAAATCGGCAGCAAGTTCTAATTTATTTCGTTCTCGTACACAATAACGATTACCATCTACATCAGACACTATGCATTTTAATTGAAACATATCCGACTCCTTATATATTTTATAACTTAATACCATTACTAAAAATATTAAAATATATGCTAAAAAATTTGTTTCCAACATATATTTTGGTAAGATATATATTTTTTCATATTTTATAATCATTTATATTTTTACTTATTGTTGCAAAGCAGGAGCGGAACCAAGTTCTAAAGGAACGCGCATGTTATCTGCTTCAATTGTTGTGTTGTGCCAAGGTCCTACATTTACTTGAGGTACAGGAGGGTCAGAACGTAATTGTTGATTAGCATTTCTTAATGATTGTCCGACGGTGTTGATTCCGATATGATGTCCCGCTTTTAAGAGATTTACATCAGATAAATCACCTTGGCCAACAGGGTTAAGACGAGCCCATTCGCTATTAGTGTCTTGGGGTAATAATTCTTTAGGATCTTGAACTGATTCTTGAGCATTACAATTAGATAACCCAGGTGTAGACGTTTTAATATTTTCTACTTGAGCAAAATCTGCGTTAGTTCCTAAAGGACCAGCGGGGTTAACATTTACGTTATCCATTACAGGTGCATTACCACCTTCACCATTGTAAGCACGATTATTTGTCATGCTATCCATGGTTACAGATTTTGATCCTGAATAGTATCCAATTCCCATAATACCTATTAAAAGAGCGATTATCAACAACATATTGTTTGATACGAATGAGGTTACTTTTTTAATGAGTGAAGCCATTATATATAAAAATGCTATAAAAAAAAATACAAAATTAGATTGAATTACGAAGAATGTTTTCTTAAATTATTCTCTTATAATTCCACTAAATTTTCTTCATTATCATTCCCATCATCTGAGAAACTTTCTAAACTATCTGCGTTACTTTCTAAATCACTGGTATGAATTGTTGTATTATCATCATCGTATTCTTCATCACTTAATTCCATTGTATCTATCAAATATTTGTCCTTGATATTTTTAGCTTTTAATAAAGCTTTCAATGCAATTATGCGAGCTTTTTTCGCCTTTCCCTTTGCTGTTCTATATTCCTGTAAATACAAATCCTGTTTGTTTTTCAATTGGATTGTTTCTAAATTATCGACTTGTAAATCTATTTCTTGCAATTCACTTGGTAAATATTGATTTATTTCTAAATGTTTTTGTATATCATTTGGTTCGGTTTCATCTACATTTTTATCATCTAAAGTAAATTCTGCTTCTATTAATTTATCAGCACCCTTTTCGATATTGTCTAATATAACTTCACTGATGTCCATATTTTCAACATTTTTCGCATCATATTCAATAACAAAATTATCGGTTATATCCTTTATTTCGGCAATATTAGGAAAATTGGTTTCTACTACTTCTAAAGATTCTTCATCCTGATGTTGATTTTGAATGATATCTTCACCTTGTTGTTGATTTTGAATGATATCTTCATCCTTATGTTGATTTTGAATGATATCTTCACCTTGTTGTTGATTTTGAATGATATCTTCACCTCGTTCGCCCGAACCATTTTGTATTAAACATTTTGAAAAGGTCGGTTTATTATTTATTACCATCATTTGTTTCATTTCAACATAAATTTGGAAATTGCGTGAAGAGAATTTAATACCATGTAGATGAAGAATACTTACAAATTCCGTTTTTTCATCTATGCTACTCATTTCTAGAGAGTTTTCATTTTCATCGAATATATTCAATTTAGTTGTTTGCAACATGCGTGGGCTATTCAACATGGTTCTGCACAGAAAGAATTTACCTGATTTGAAACTTCTTAATGATGACGTGAATATATTTTCTATTTCATCCGGTTCAACATCTTCATGAAACCAACTATTACGTTGTTCGTAAATTAATTTTTGTATTTTTTCTTCTAGATTTTCAAACCATGATAATAATTCACTATTTTCAGATGAAAACATTAAATCACAATAATATCTTTTAGATGAATTTATGAAACCTTGCTTACTGGTACATTTAGGCATTTGAATCATTAGTTCGTTGTTGTTTGACATAATTTTTGAAAAATAACTTTGTTGTTGCAATATTACTGGATTAGCTAAAGTTATTCTATTAAAATCAAAACTATCAGTGGGAAAATCAATATTGTAAGACATATTATGATAAAATAAAATATTTAGTCGTTATTCACGCAAATATATATAATATATTCATTGTAATGGTAAAAAAAACATTATTTCACGAAATGCTTGCGTACTTAGAAACAGATGATGTGAAAAAAGAATTACATGTTATGTTGCGGCCTATAATAGATATCATTATTCAAGAAATTCAACCTTATATTTATTTAACAATTATTTTTATTAGTTTATGTTTTCTCTTAATTTTAGGAATATTTATTCTTTTAATCCACAATAAATATGTTTATCATCAACATCTTTTAATATAATTTTTTTCCGTTGCTATATTATAATGGCTAAAGGAGGAAATACTTTAACCACACTAGCAAGTAATGTTAGAATGCCCAACCTAGGTATTAAGCAAAGATTAACAGGTAGAAGTGGAGGGAAAAAGAGAAGTGCGAAAAAAGCTAAAAAAACTAAAAAAGCTCGCAAATCAAGAAAAAATAAAAAATCTCGCAAATCAAGAAAAGGTGGTTTCCCTGGTGCTATTGAACAAGCCATTGTTCCTTTCGGACTTCTTGCTGTGCAAAAACGTATGCAAAAACGTTCTAGAAAAGGTACTCGCAAAAACTAGAATACGTTAAATTAAAACGTTTATAAAAACATAATAAAATAGTTTCATTATATTATATTATTATGAGTTTTGAAGATTCAGTTAAATCATGGGTACAAATAGATAACCAAATGAAGTTACTGCAAGAAAAAGTAAAAGAATTGCGCGATAAAAAAAACGATGTAGAGTTTCAAATTTATAATTACGCCGAAGATAACAACTTGCAAAATGCAGTCATTGAAATAAGTGATGGAAAATTAAAATTTTCAGAAACAAAGTCAACAAGTCCATTAAGTTTGAAATATGTGGAAAAATGTCTGCATGAAATTGTAAGTGATGAAAATGTAGTTAAGCAAATCATGATTTATATTAAGGAACATCGTGAAGTGAAAGTAGAAAGCGCCATAAAACGAAGTTACACTAGCTCTTAATTAAAATATTTATTGAAACTACTTTAAAGGTAAATAATGATATATTTATGTCCATTGTCGTAGAACATATTATTATAATAGCAATTGCTATAGCATTCTTTGGCTATTTAATAGCTAAATTATATTTTGATGATGATTGAAAATCGAAACATAATTTAGTTATATAAATAAGTATTAAATCTAAATAACATATATGTACGAGGAAATAAATTCCAACCAAATCCAGACATTTGTAAATGATAACAATGAAATTGAAAGCCAAGGAATTGTTCCTTTTCAGCAACAAGGAGGTGAAGGAACATTGTTATCTTTTGCTGTTCCAGCAGGATTGTTTGTTTTAAATCAATTATATCAACCCAATAAAACAGCTGAAAAATGTTTAATAGATAAAAAGGACAAAATAATAGAGGATGACAATTTTGAAGTTTTTTTTAAAAATAGCGGATTTGAAAAAATAGAAAAAACTAGAAAGAGGCGTAAAAATAATACTAATAAACCACGTAATTCACGAAAAAATCGCAAAACAAAAAAATAATAATATAATAATTTTAATTATTTTATTATTTATAATTCAACATGATTCGTTTCTTCATGTATCTTTGAAATAGTTATATCGCTTTCGTTTTTAATTGTATCATTGTCACATAAATCAATACAACAATCAGAAAAAAAACATCCTACACAAATGCATACTAATATTAATACGATTATCATGAATATTATATTATCAATCATTAATCTGTAATTGTACTATATCTTTACATGGTTTGCACAATAATTTTATATTTTTCTGTAGTCATTCCATGCCGAAGAATTAAATGGAGAAACTAAAATACTATTTAATCTATCTTTGTAATAATCAGACCGCTTATCTATAGCTTTATCTTCTCGTGTTTCTACTGGTATATCTGCTTCTGATCGTTGTTTCATTAATTCGGCCTCTGTTTCGGTCATTTGTGGTTTTACACCATAACAATTTGCACCAAAACGCACCGCAGGATTATCAATAAAACCGCCATTTACACCTGGACGTCCGCAATCGTGTTCATGACCTTCTTTTTCTTGCAATGCATTCCATGTATTTTTTTGCGTTGGAAAAAGAGCCATCTGCCCTTCAGACCAACCATAACTACACCATTCGCCACCATCACGATATGATTTCTCAACTTCATTGTATGTAGCTAATCGTGCACCATGTGCTTTACACAATGCTTTAGCATCGGGGTATACATAATGATTTCCAGGAATATGAAAAACTTCTTCTCGTACGCCTAAATCACCAAGTCCGTCGCCTAAATCTGTAATATTAACATCTATTTTTGGGTTATTTGTAAAAAAATCACTTAACGTAGTCGTAATATCTACTCCAAAAAAATATAATAATCCATTAATTAAAATTAAAAACAAAAATACGCCAAATAAAATTATTTCTAAAATACTTGTGCTGGTTGTTGAACCCTCTTCACCAGTTCCCTTTCTCAATGTCAAACTAACTAATACTAAACCCGCTAATATAAGAATTAATGGACTTGTCAAAATATTTGTTATAAAATCGTACAAATCCGACGATAATGTTGCTGATTCTACGGTTACACCACTCATATATATAGATTAGATGGTTTTTTTTCTATAGAAAAGACAATATGCCTTATTTGATATTAGATTATTTTCATTTATTTTGCCAATATTTGTATCATTCATATGGTACCAATTATTGTTTTTTGTTTTTATCATACACGTATAATGTCCTCCTGCCATTGAACCACTATGATTGCATACTGCAAATAAATCATATACATACGATTTAGCATTATACCCTTCTACATATTTTGATAAATCACATTTTTCAATTGGGAAATCTATTAAACTATGATTTTTTCTTAAATTGGAACCATGAAAACGCTGAAAATTTACAATCAATATATTTGGCAAACTCCAAAATATTGTTCGCCGTTCATGTGTTTCGTCACTCGTTTTTGATTCATCTAAATATGTTTGAAAACAATCGAAAATGTTTGTTTCCATCTTTCCTTGTGGAATAGGTATATTTAATACAAAAAATGGCTGGGGTAAATATTCTATGGCATTATCTTCCTTTTTTTTCTTTTCGTCGCAAATAAAACCATAGAACAAATCTAACATTTCGCTAAATTCTTTTTCGTAAAATTGTTTTTTTGATTCAAAACATTTTTTAGCCATAATATCCTTTTTATTTTTTGCATTACCTTCTATCTTCATAATTACTTCACGATGCAATGATTCATGGAAACAATTTATTAAAAAAAATAAACATTCGCTTACATCGTTCTGATCAAACCCTGAAAATTCCATTATATTTTTTTGTTTAGCAGTTTGTTGCACCGCTAATAAAAAACGCCCCGGTTTTATTATGCAGTTTTTTGACCATAATAATTTTTGCAATTCACTATATTCATGCAATAACTGACTTTCTACATTTTTTTTCATATATTTTTTAATGACTGGTTTATGTATTACTTCATTTAATTCATGGCAATGACTTAAAGCTTGAATGCAGCTATTCAAATAACATGTATTACCCAAATTAACTAATCCTGATAATCCATCTCCTGACGACATTTATTTATTAAATTACAATTATTATATTTAAACATTTTACAAATATAATATATTTATATAATATTATGAATAATAATATGAATAATAATAGAAGAGCCAATTTAAATAGCGATAATAACAGGATAGCTGTTGTTAATGCATATATTGAAAATACTAATAATAATCGTTCTATCATGCAACAAATGATGGATTTAATGACGAATCAAGAAAGTACGATGAGAGATTTAGTACAGGATGGTATTATGTTAAATGATAATACAGAAACATCAAATCGTCATACTCGAGCGAATGCTACAGCAAATCCTAGAACTTATACTCATCCTAATTTATCACGTAGAAGATCAAATAGCGAAACCAATAATATTTTCACTTCAATAAATGGTGTATCAGAAAGACAACGTCAAAATTCACAACGACCTTCACGCAGTTTTCGTACTCCACCCACTGCATCAGAAGAAAGATTGACAAATATGTTAGTATCCATGATATTACCTACATTTACGGGACAATCGAATGAAGCAAATGATGATTTTTTAACACCTGTTATTGTCAGACCAACACTACAGCAAATAACTCGTGCAACAGAAGTGATTCGGTACGGCGATATTATAAATCCACCAAATTCAACATGCCCAATACATTTACACCATTTCGATGAAAACGATAATGTTACTAGAATTATGTATTGCGGTCACATATTCACCGAAAATAGCTTGAATACATGGTTTAATGAAAACGTACGATGTCCCATGTGTCGATACGATATCAGAACTTATACTGGCAATAATATTGGTGGGTATGGTAGACGCGATATAAATGCATCAAATATAAATACAGAACCACTTAACGAACAAGCAGAAAATAATATGACAAATGCATTAGGACAATGGGAACAAAGCGAAACAATGACAAATCTACCAGAAACCATTGCTGAAAATATCGAAAATGCAAGTGAAGAAGAAGCAATAGAAAATAATAGTGATAATCGAAATAATGTTTCTAGACAATCACCACTAACAACTTCTTTTCCCGCAAATGCATTTGCAGGTTTATTTACATCTAGTTTAGATAATGGTAATGATGTTTCTAATATTTTAAATACATTTATGACAGATTTGCAAAACGATCCGTTTTTTTCTAATTTCACAGAACAATCACGAAATGGACGTTTTGATGTTTCAGGTAATTATATTTTTGAAACATATATACCCATACCTTTTAATAGACCTAATTCAAATAATAACAATTAATTTTCACCCGCATGTGATGATTTTACTCTGACATTTCGAATACGTTTAAAACAACATAAATAATATTCGATCCTTGTATATCCCTCAGCAATTTCAATGAGCGAAAGTACGCGCTGTTCACTTTCCGACCAATTCTCCATAATAAATACTACTAATATATACATTAGTATTTATTTATCAATTTATATAGTTTTTAATATATTAACCAGTGGCTTCACACACACGCACACTTTTTATAAAATACTTAAACGTAGTTTCTTTTATTTAATAATAAATTAATATATAATTATCATGAAAGATAATCGGTGTGATATACACAAAGAAAAGTATAAAGATAATTATATAGTATCGCCATGTAGAGCTATATGTAAAATATGCAAAAATAAGAAAGTACATGGATATAGTAATCCGGACCATATATGCAATCCATTTGGATATTTATATTTATTTCCCGAATTATGTGATAATTGTTCAGAAGAAAAAAACAAATGTAAATGGTGTTGTCCAATAACGTATTAAAATATAAATTGAAATAGCTTAAATCTACTACTAGATGTAGTATTATAAGATGTCTACAATCAAAAATTACAGAGAACAATATGCATTCGCAAAAAAAGCAGCTATCAAAGCAATCAATTCAGGACAAAATGTAGTTCTATGGGGGTCAGGTGCTAATGGTAAAACGCATCTCATGAATGAGTTGACTGATTTTATTGAATGTAATGATTATGCAATGCTTGGAGAACCTTCCAAGGGCGACACTAATTATATTAGTGAAACAATGGATTACCTTGATAAGGAAAATTGGATTCTAGCAATGAATAATCTCGAACATTTGCAATGTTCACTTAAAAATAATGCATTCGTACTAATTAACATGAGTCAATTTAAATATCCAAAGTACGCTAAACTTCGTTCTGGACGTGCGTAATCATGATAATATATTTATCATAAATTGTAAAATATGCAAAAATATTTTACAATTTTTATCTTTTGCCTTTTCTTTTGATTGTATGCCTTCTTTTTCGCGCATTCTTCCTTTTCGTTTTACGATGTTTTTTCTTTCCACCTTTCATGGTTGGGTTATGTTTTGGAACGGATGGTAAATTGTATAATGACACTTGCTTCTTTCTCTCTTCAATATCTTTCATTTGCGACATTTCAGATGTACGATATGTAATTTTTCTATCAAACGCCAATAAATCGTTAAATAAAATCACTGCGAATTTATGAAGAGATATGATTTCATTCGATAAACTAACTGAATGTGTAGTTAATTTCTTTGCACTTGTAAGTATTCGATTGTATTTTTTTATTATATCGTTGTATAATTCTCTATATCCAATTGCTTTCTCACCTAAATCAAGACAGCAATTATATTTATTTACAAGTAAATCCAAACTTCCATTTATAATATTTAATACAGAAATAGATCCTTTCAATTTTTCTTGCGTTTGATTGAAGATATCTATTATTTTTTTATTCATCGTTAATATAATGATAGATTAAAATAAAAAATAAAATATTATTTTGCAAATTTGAATATTTTATCTAGGTTGGAAGAAATTAGTAATTGTATTGTTTTTTTGACGCAATAGTTTTTGCAAAAATGGGTCGAATAACACCTTTTTCACTTCACTGGACCGATACGCTTCCCTTTTCTTCATCAAAGTTTCACCACTATATTCTTTATCATACGAAGCCATGACATCTTTCATTTTTTTCATAGTTAATGGTTTACGTTTATAATCAGGTATTTGTTCTAAAATAAGTGCAAATAATTGCTGTATAGGTTTCATGATTTGATTTGTTATGTAAAATTCATAATCAAGAGCAACATTATTGGAACTAATATAATTTGGATGTTCAATTTTTTCACCCTGCAACGCTCGTTTATCATTATGAACAATATATGCAAATGGAATTCTATCACCTGCGCTTGGTTTGTTACCTGGATCACGGGCACCAATCCTATCAGCCAATACTTTGTGTGCAATCTGTTTTGGATTCTTATAATGCGAACGCAATGATTTACTGATTAACAATTTATCCATTGCTACTTTTCCATCCACCAAATCTTGTAACATTTTCTTCAAAAATTCGACAGATTGAACTACATTCTGCTCTTTCATCAAAATGTCGATTATACCACCATACACATCCTTGACAATTGCAGCATTATCGCGGCGTTTTAGAACAATACCCATACTCTTTTGACTGCATTTATTTACATCAGTTTCATACAACATGCCAACATAGCGCTTTTTGGAAAGCAAACAAAACGGCATAAATGTCTTTTCATATTCCAAATCATGCGGCTTTTTCAAAAATTTAGTGGATAACTCTCCTGCTTCAATGGCCAACTCGATTGTCGCAATCAAAGCATCTTTACCACGTATTTTTACACCATCTAATGTTTCTAGATTAAATGTAAAGAATACCGAATCCGTATCACCATATATATATTCAGCAAATGTTTTTACCTTTCCAATCTTGGTATCACATATCCGCCCACCACCATATGCTTTTTCAATAACCGCTTTAGCATAAGTCAGAAGTAAACGACCTGTTGCTGTAGTGGAAGCAGCCACATCTTTTTCGAAAAATGTACTGGTTTTTGCACCACATTGACCATACAATGAATTTGCCGTAATCTTATAACTTAATTGTCGCTTATCAAGGACATTTTTCATAAAATCATCACTTTGCTGCGGTATAAGTTCACGTGTTGATTTTCTTGCAGCCAACAAATCTTCCAATATAGATGGCATAATTCCTTTTCCATTATTGGGAAATTGTGCCCATCGACATATGCGATATCCAGAAACAATTTTTTCTAACTTTCCACGTTCATTTTTTCGCCACGAATAAGTATCATATTTGATATCAACGTATTTATATCCAGTCATACTATCGTATACATAATTACCACTGGCATCGCGAACACCCTCCTGTTTTATAAGGCGATCGTTCAAATCATATTCTTTTACCCATACTTTACTATCATGTGACAAATTTTCACTAATCATGGACGAAGGATATAGCGAAGCATAATCTACACAAGCAACAGGATTATCTAAATACAAACCACATTTAGGATCCAAAACAATAGCTCCATCATAACCATTCCATTGTTCATTTTCTACTGGATCTCCATAATCAGGTTTTTCTAGTACAGGTATCAACGTTTCTTTTTCACGACATTTTTTCGCGATAAAGCTGGTTAATTTAATACCTTGACCACGCATTACCAAAAAGTCAATCGGGACACTACAAATGTTTGCCATCTCAATAAAACCAGTAATCACGTCGATTTTATTCATCAAATAATGAACAAGGTTACAATCCTGAATACAATATTTTGCAACCAATGCACGCTCATCTGGACCTTGGTTTGCTAACCGAAAAATATCTTGTGGTGTAACATCATCCTTTGCTAGACCCCAACGAACCTTTTTCTTCATATTCAAATGCTCGTGATTGTCTATAACAAATGACCTTGTTTCTTTATTCATACTTCTAATAATAAACTTGGCACCTTGTTTGTAATAATCACTGCTATGACTAATCTCCTCGAAATGAATATATGTACCTTCATGAACTCCCATCATATTTTTTGTGAAAATAGTGGTTATTGGCTTTTCGTCATCATTTTCACCATGTTCTATTTTAATTATATTATCGCCAATAAATTGTCCGGCAACATAATCCAATTTATATGAAGGTAAATTATAATCACGCCGCAAATAATTATATAAATCCACCTGAATACGACCAGCCATTTTAATAAAACACAGGTCATGCTCACCACTTGCAATGACAATCTTTGTTTCATCAATCTTATAAGTACCATCATTTTCCATTTCACCACAAATCTCATCTTCATTGCGCGACAACTCCAAAAATTGTTCCACACAATTATTTTCTTGAGCACGTTTAAACATAAAGCTATAATCAAAACCAAATATATTATATCCAGTAATAATATCAGGATTTTCACGTTGGATTAGCTTTTGCCAGGCCAACAATACATCCTTTTCTGTTTCGTAAGTTTCGATTTCAGCATTTTCAACATTGTCCATTTTACTACAACTATCCAAAACAATAATATTATTTTTATATGTTTCCTTTTGTCCATAATTCATAAATGTTGAACCAATAAATGTTACCTTATCACCTTCCAAATCGGGAAGTACAGACAAATACATAGTGAGAAATACTACTTGTTCATCGTGAGTAGGATTATTTTCTAACATTTCCAAAACATTTAATTCTAGAAATGTTTCTAAATTCAAACGTTTTGCCTTTTCATCTTCGTCTTCATCTTCTTCTTCGTCACGTTTTGAAAATCTTTCCTTCTTTTCTTCTTTTACGTAAACTTCCTCTAACTTTGTAGTAAATAATTTCGGAAATATAGCTGATAGTTTTTCCTTTGTTACCTTTTTTTTCGGATATACTATGTCTACACGTTTATTTGGTTTTATCCCAAATGCCTCATAAATCATATCACTCATCAATTGTTTTTTTGTATTTTCGCCATATTGATTCCATGCACTAGTAATTGTATCAATATATGCAATCATGTCTACGGCTAATTTCTTATAGTCCTTAATAGGTACTGGAAAATCACCATGACTTGAACTGGCCTCTATATCAAAACTACAAATTTTGTAAGGAACCGGTGTTTCTTTTTCATTCAGCGGAAGAATTTTATTGAAACTCAGTACAAATTCATAATCACATGTAGTTGTTTTTTCTATACTTTCAAAACTTTTCACCTGTACCCATCCTGAAGGACTAATATTTTGAATGTGGAAATAACGCAACAATGGTGGAATATTTGCTTCATACAATTCTGTATCATATTTCAAAAATTCCAATGTTTTACGATCATAACATCTGTTCTTCTTAAACAAATATTTTACGCGATTATACGCCATTGTATTTTGAAATTTTATTTCCAAAAATTTATGTTTTTGCCCTCCATCAAAACCATATAACTGCTTGCGAAAAACAAGTTGAATATCTTCTATTTGCTGTGCAAAGAATTTACCCACCTTATATTTTATAAAATTTTTATATGCATTAATATTTTGCGGTGTCCAATGATTTCCTATTTTAATATAAAAGAAAGGCGTATATTCTTCAACAAAAATACAACATGACTTTCCTTGTTCATTTATACCGAACATTTGTATTTCAAAATTCGTTTCTTTATCTTCATCGTCGCCAATAGTTTTATTGAACACTTGAAAATCGAACAAACGAAATTCGTGAATTGGTATTTCTTTCTTTCCCATAATGAGTTAACTAATTTTATATTTAACTAATTATGATATATTTATTTCAATTTTTACTTTTTTTATTGAATTGCACTACATATAGCAGGTATTGTTTTATTAGAAATATATGCAATTGTATGAACAAATACTACAATTAGCATTCTAAAGTACCAAGGATTAATTGGGTCTAGAACAGAATAAAGACAATCATTTGTAAAATAAACCCATGGCACATAAATACCTAACAACCAGGTATTAATCCACATCAAAGTATAATATAACGTTGAATCATCAAAAGCGCTACATGCCAATGCAGGGTTTGAATATAAATAATAACACATAATACCATATTGTGACGTATGATTTAATATCGTGTAAAATTTATCAAACCAGTGTATTTTATATTCTTCACCATAATTATTATCATCATCTTTCATGTTAAAAACTATTTTGCACCCCCAATATGCAAAAGTAATAATAAAATGTACATTGTATGCGATTGGTGCATAATATTCTGGGTCGTAATAAAATAACATATTTGCAATATGGCCACTATCTGTTAATCGAACCATATGTTTCAAATAAAAATAATCGTTATCTTCTACAAAATGATGAAAACAATTGTAATAATTGTAAGGTACCAATTTCATAAAAAGAAAAAAGATAAACAATGGGTCAGCACCCAAATGAACCGCAAATAAAGCTATAAATGGTAAATGTAGTCCATTCATTACAAATGTAACATTTATTTCATTATAAATATATTTATCTAGCAACGTTTCCATATATTTTTATTTAAGCTAACACCTTTAAGTATATTACAAACATATTTTCAGAGTTTCTAATTTCGTTTACGTCTCATTTTTCTAGTTTTTTTATTTGTTTTTCGCTTACGATTTGTTCTTTTTACCTTATGGGATTTTCGTGATTTGCGATGAACGCGACGCTTTTTCCCCCCATTTTGTTTAGGTTTCAAATTAGAACCTCCATTTTGTATCATAAATTTAATCAAATCTTCTTCACTCCTGTCTCCATTATATTCGTTTTCGCGATTGTTAACATAACTCATTATATGAGGATAGCCCATTATGTGACCATCTGGAATTTTCAATTCGCCCATACTATCTTTATGTACTAAAGCAATAATTACATCGCCATTATATTTAGATGCTATATTTGTAGATGCTTTAATCCATTTAGGAATCATTGTTTCGCAATGTCCACAACCGGGCATATATACCGCATTAATTACTGGTTTCTTTTGTTGAATAAAATCATTTATTTCATTTAACTTATTTGTTTCCGTTGGTAGAACACGATAAACTTTAACCATTATATATATATTTTTATATTTTAATTATATATGATGATAGAAAATAATGGCATTTTATTTTTAGTAGTACTAATATTTTTAATGGGACTTTATTTTGTAACTGCATACGACAAAAATAATTTAAACGAAGGATTCGAAAATGCTCCTAGATGTCCAAATATGTTATTACAAAAAGGGGCTAGATTTTTCCTTTATAATTCTAAATTAGCTAAAGTTCCAGGTGTGAACCCAATCGAATTTGATAGTTTAGAAGAATACGTAGAATTTACAGAATGGCAACGTAGTCAAGATATACGTTGCCCTGTTTTGTATGCACAAAGTACATATGATACACAAGGAAAAGAAGTATTTAAAATTCGCCCTGATCCTCTAGAACCTGAGGGTGGGTTACCTTCTACTTTACCTTATATTCCTTCAACGGATGATGCTACTCGTCAGCAAATGTTAGTTGATGCTAGTCGTGATGACGCACCTTATAATAGTGGTTCATTCCCAGGGTTTGATCCAGATAATCAACATATAGGTGAAAATACACCTTTAGACAAACTATATTACGCAAACGATCAAGTTGTTTTTAAAAGTATCAGTGCAATGAGTCCTGATTGGAATGGTGTTGAATATAGTCGAAAAATAATTGATAAAATTAAGCCAAAAGATGATAAAGAAAAAGGTTTTGACCCACATTATATTTATGAAGAAAATGAAATCAAACAAATGAAGGAATAGATTTTTCATATGAAATTAAAATTTATTATTCATATGAAATTAAAATTTATTATTCATATGAAACAATTTTTTTACTATTTATTCCATAACATCAATATAATTACTATACACATCAACATTATTTACGTATTTCCCCCCTTTTTCTTTATGTGATTTTGTTGATATTTCATGCATTTCTTTATTTGTAAAAACATCTAGATAATTAATAATACTTATTAATATTGTTACTAATATTGTTATAAAAATTGCGTACAAGAAGTGTCTATTCTTTAAAAAAACAATACTATCGAACATGTGTTTAAAAGCTTCATTCCAAGAAAATGCTGCCACTAATATCAATGCAATAGATATGTGATGATAAAAATCGTCTAAATTAATTAACGCCATATATAAATATATATATTAAATTATTTCTGACATATTGATTGTATGTTCTTTCTCTTGATGACATAAATACTTACGAACGTTTTCAATAACACGTGACGTCAATTTTCGCGTTTTATCTGTTTTCGTTTGGTAACTAATTTCTTTTAAACTATTTGGATTTTCGTTTAATGATTTTGTCAATTCATATATTGTTTTGTATTTATCTAATATAGCATTAGCACTCGTTACACTTACATCAGGTATCTGGCTCAACATAATTACATCAATATTATCAGGTGTAATATTTGCTTTTTTTTCCTTTCGAATCGTTTTCGTGTATTCTGTACTATTTATTTCATTATTTTGCAAATCAGTAAATGAATAAAATGATTTATCCTTCTCCTTTTCCATTTTTTTAGCAAAATCAATCAGCATTTCACTAGTATGCATTACCGATTTTGTTTGTAATACTGAAAACCCTTTGTACATCAGCAAAGAGAAAATACAACTATGAAACAAATTTGATGTCATTGTGCGCGCTTTATTAAATTGTTTATGACTTGGACTTTCTTCTAATAAATAGATAATATTATGATTACACAATTCGTGCGAATTTAGACGAAGCGATTGTTCATTATAACGACCATCTTTTAAGCTTGCGTTTAAATCATTATGGGATTTCCGTTCAAAAAGTACTATTTCTTTATCATTGTCGTCTCTGAATATAATGTCTCCAAGTAAAAGTTGCTCTTGAACACAGGTTATCGATGTTGCGTTATTTTCTAATCCCTCATTTAATAATTTTAAAAGAGATTCTTCACGGCAATCTACAACAATTTTCATACTATTTCTCTTTTTTTATGTTTATATTCTAGTTATGAATAATATTTTTTGTTAAATTTTTTATAAAGACATACGTTATAATGTTTAAAGTTAATCCTAGAGTTAAACAAGGGAAAAACACAAAACGAACTAGTTTGGTTCTCGCTTCTAATATGGTTGGCAATGATAGTCAACCATATAAAGAACTTAAAAATGATATAGGTGATTTGAAAGATAGTTTAGATGCTATTAAAGATATTAACGATGCTGTTTCAGAAAATTTAAAAACCATTGCTAACAAAGTAAATGATATAGAATTTGATATTGAAAAAATATTTACGGGCACTCTTGATATTGTATTTTTAATGCCCGAAGTCGAAATAAATGCTATTTATCCTAACATTTCCAATATATTAGAATATGGTACTGATTATCATGTGAATATTGTAAATAAAAATGATATTGGCATGAATAAAGAAAATATTGTTGAAAAATTTATTACATATTATAAGAAAGGTTGTCGTACTTTTTTAACATGGAGTTATTCTAGTATTCTAGGTGAATTAAACGAATTTTTTAATAACATTGCTAACACAAATCCTGATATTAAGTTAGACGATGTTTTATTATTGGATACATATAGCACTGCAGTTAATTTATTAAAATCTAATGGTGAAATTACTAAACGTAATCAATATTGTAGTCGCATGTTTTCGAATGATGAATTAAATATTGATATTTTAGAACAACAATTTAATAAAAATATAGATAATTTTGATGAATGTGTTATGATATATGTTAATGATACATATGGTGCTCCATATAATGTAGCATTTGATAAAATAACGAAGGATGCAAATGTTCCATATAAAACATTTCCCAATAACGAAATAAATGAAGCTATTAATTATATTAACAATTCAAATAAAAAATTATATGTTATCTCAGTTATCTTTTCAGATGATTTAATTAATTTTTTTACGAATATTGCTGAACCCGATTCACGTAATGAAAATAATGTTATTAAAATATGTTTCAGTGAAACTATTAATTTTTTACCTGAAATTACACAAAATATTGTTTTTTTAAATAAATATAGAAAATATAAATCCACATTTACACAATATGTTGGGGCTTCACCATCACTTCCTTATTTAAAAGATAATTTATCACCGCGTGTAAAAGGTTCTACTATGGCATATTTAATGATTGATAGTTTGAATATTATGAAACAAAGCGTTTACTTTAAACAAAATGGAAATGTAAAATTATTCGATATTTCTTCTAAAATTTCTAAAAATTATTATGGATTAAGTGGATTATGCAAAAAAAATGAAAGCAATTACGATCGTGATACAAGTATGTATTTGGTTGCTCTTTTATCTATTAATACTCAATTAGATGATAATAACATTAATGACCCATTTCCATTTATCGTCTCTGAATATTACACTGAATACAATGGTCATATTACAATTCTTACTTCCGAGGAAGAAGGTAATTTTGTCGAAATTACTGAAAATCTTAATAAAAAAGATTATTTCTTTACCAATTGGTTTAATAATGATATTAAAATGGAAGCCAAATATATTGACCAAGGCGAAACATTGGGCTCTACTTATGGAATCGGAGTCATAACTTACCAAGAAAAAGATATTAATACTCTTAATAATAATATGAAATTAGTGGCGGCAGGAGCAGGAGCAGGAGCGGGAGGAGGAGGAGGAGGAGGAGGAGGA